CCCCGGCCAGGGACTGACCTGCCGGGTCAATGTTGTCCACCCGCAGCGCAGCCACCCCCGCCGGGCCCGGCGGCAGTTTGACCCGCAACTCCGTGGAGGACACCACCAGCACCACCGGCGCCGGCCGCCCGGCCACGGTCACCCGCACCGTGGGGGGTGGTACAGGCACACGGCCCGTGGGGGGCGGGGCCGGGGGTAGCTGAAACCCTGTACCCAGCACCCGCACAAAGTTCCCCCCGGCCGTGAGAGCCCGATTGGGAACAACGCTGGTTACCGTGGGGATGGCCACACGCCCGAAGCTATCACGCCGTGCCGTAGTCCTTCCCCAGGGCCCGGGCCACCCGCTTCACAAACCGTTCCTGGGCGCCGGGCGCTTCACGGGCAAACGTAGGTCGAATGAAGGGGCGCGCCGGGATGTGCACGATGATGAACCCCCGCTTCACCGCCCCCGAACCACTGCCACCGCGTGGGCTGTCCTTGAAGAGCACGGCGAACAGGAACCGGCGCATCTTCTCCGTGAGGCGGATGACGATGGTGCGGCCGAACTCATGAATCTCCGCCAGCCGCACCACACGCCCGCCGTGAGCCGTGGCCGAGCGCGGGATACCGATAAAGGCGGCTCGGCCCCCCTGGGCGGTCACCACCGTGATGCTCCCCAACAAGTCCCCGGTGGCGATCAGCGGCTTGCTACCCCCCGCACGTCCACTCTTGACAAACTGCCCGCTGGCGTTGCGGCCCCCACCACCCCGCTTGAGCGGGGGCCCAAGGCCCCCTTGGATGGTCTTCTTAATGGCCTTTTCGAAGTGCAGCGCCTCTCCGTGGAGCGCCTCCACCATGGCCTTTTCCACCGCCGCCGGGCCGGCCCGCAAGAGCTTCCGGGCCAGGACCCAATCCCCCGTGAACTTCACCCCGGCCGTCATCAGCCACCGCCCCCCTGGGGGGCCTGGTCGCGCGAGTCGAAGATGACCAGCAAGAGATTGCGCCTCCCCCCGGACAAGCCAAACGAGGCCGGCTGGACCTCGGTGGCGTAGAGGGGGCGGTCGGTGAAGTCTTGCTCCAGGGCACTGTCGGACCGGCGGTAGATGCCCCCCAGCCGGTCACCCACGTTGAGGGCGGGGTTGCCAGTGGTGGGGTGAACCAGCCCAGCCTCTTCCAAGTCCTCGAAGTGGAACACCAGCGTCAGCTGACCCTTGGGCACGTTGCCCCCCGCGGCCGCCGTGCGCTGGTCAAAGCGGCCTACCTCCACCTGACACGGGAGCAGCAACGGGGGCCTTTCGACGCGGGTGGTCACACCTGGGCCTTCCAAGTCCAGGTCGGGGGCCTTGTACGGCTCACGAAAGTCGGGGTCGAACCCTCCTGTGGCAGGGCCGGTGGGGCCGTCCGGGTCCACGGCCGCCGTGGCGGCGGTGTCGTAGCCGTAGATCTGTGCGTAGAAAGGCCATATGAGCCGCCCGCGATACCCTCCCATGGTCAGGCGGCCCCCATCTGTGGCGGGGCCAGGAAGAGCCCAAGAAGGAAGTCCACTTCGGCGTCGCCTGTGAACGCCCCGTTGGCCGCCGCCGCTCCTAGACCCGTGCTGGACCCGGCCGAGTAGGTGACGGACTGGTCGCGGGTGCGCTCACTGGTGATGCGGCCAGCGTAGCGGCGGTCGCCCGAGGCCTGGCTACTGCCCAGGGGTCCAGCGTTGCGGATGGCCAGGCGCATGGCGGCCTCGCGGAGCAGCACGGGTGTTGCTCCATAGGGGGAGCCGTCAGCTTCCGTGAAGCCGAACACCCCGCGCACCACGATGTTTTGCTGCCCCCGTGGGAAGCGCAGGTCACCGTAGGAGGCGCGGGAGCCGGCGTCGCGTAGGCCGTAGAGTTCAATACGGGGGGACTGGCGGTCGTCCGGTTGAACCACCCCTTGCAGGTGGCGGTTGTACACGCGGTAGTTGTCCGAGTCGGCAAACGTGGTGTTCACCAGCACGCCCAGGCTGTCAAAGCGCAGCTCGTCCACGGCAATGATGGGCATCTCCAGCAGCACGGCGCGGCCTCCGCGGCCGTCGGCGCGGAGTTCAAGGTAGCGGGGCTCAAAGAACCTCCGCGTGATGCGCTCGATCACCTGCGCGGCCCGCAAACTGGCCGTGACAAGGCGTGCGTCACTGACCTTGCTGGAGGCCACACCTTCCGCGCGCAATTCAGACGGCAGTGCGTACAGCGTGGCGCCCGGGGGCAGCCCTACCTGGGCCACGTCAAACCGCTCCTGGCTGAAGCGCAGCGGGCTGGTAAGCGTCTCCCGCCATCGCCACCGCACTTCATGGGCGCCCAGGGGTTGGTTGGCGGGCACGGCCCAGGTGGGGGCGTACCGGCCAGGGCCCAGGGTGTCTCCGCCAATCAGGCTCAGGTCCACCGCCGCCCACCCGGACACGGGGTAGACGGGAACGGGGTCGTTCTCCTTGGCCGGGGTGGACACGTCCACCACCTGGAAGTCCAGGGTGGCCGGGGGCACCAGCAGACCCTCCACTTGGTGGTAAAAGACCAGTCCGGGGGCGGCTCGCCCCAGGGTCTGGTTGCGGGTCAGCAGCTTGGCCATTGGGCCCAGTATGCCCGGCCCAGCTCATGCGCGCGACCTCGCTGGCCGCCTCGCCCTCCAGCGTGGTCAACAACTGGCGCAGCTCCGTCACCAGCCCCAGGGCGTACGTGGCCGTGGCGGCGGCAAGACGCTCGTCTTCGGGGACATCGGACAGGGCGGCCACGGTACCCAGGCGTTGGAGTTCTGCCGGCAGGGTGCCACCCGCCACGTCACTCTTCACACGGTCCACCAGTGCTTGGGGCAACCTCAGGCGGAGCTGCTCCAACGTACGCAGGCGGCCCAGGGCTTCCGCCAGGGCGGGCACGGTGGGGGGAGCGTGGCCGGGGCCCACGGGTTGCTGGGCTGCACGGCGCGCCAGCAATGCACTGGCAAAGCGGGTAAGGGACTCGAACATGGCGGTACCCACCACGCTACCCTCACCCACGTCCGGACGTCACACCTTGCGCTGGGGGTCTTCGTCCGCGTGGGCACGGGGCACCGCCGCCTTGGAGGTGTCCTTGCCGCCGGGCGCTTTGACACCAGGCTGGCCGGCGTTGGGGACGGCCTGCTTGCCCACGCCCTGGGCCTGGGGAGAACCGGGGACGGGCACGGGGGCCAGGGGGCCGGGGGCGTCGTCCTGGAGGTCCGGGTCAAGCTCCTGAGGCTCGGGAAAGGCAGGGCCGTCCTCGGGCTTGTCTGCGGCAAACGTGCCCGCCGTGTTCTGCCCACCAAAGGGCGTACGGATGTTCCCGGTCATAGAAATGCCCGGCGGGCCTGCCATGACGGAAGCGCCCACGCGCTCAGCGTAGGGGCGGGCGTCCTGACGCGGGCCGGGGCCGCGGCGTGGTGCACCGGCGTCGATGGCGCTTTGGGTGCGGATGATCTTCATGGGGCTGGCGGCCGGGGCACGGCGCTGCACCTGCTCACGCTGGCGGCTCTCCAGGCGCTCGGCCTCTTCCTGCGTGGCCACGTCAAAGACAGCCAGGCCGTCTTCGGTACCGTCGATGGTGCAGTAGCGCAGCTGCTCTCCGAGGTCGGCGCTGACTTCGTACCAGCCGTCCGCCTCCTGGTAGCGCGTGCCCTGGTAGGTGTAGCTGTGGGTGCGTCCGCCGCCGTTACGTGCGCCAAAGGGCTTGATACGGACAAGGAGCGTGTCGGTGTTCTGGGGCATGGGGGGTCTCTCCGGGGGGAGGGGTCTTCAGGGGGAGGGGCTCACCCCTTGGTAGTCTTGAGGGTGTACGTGCCCGCGGCCACAGCGTTCAGTGCGGCTTTGATCTCGTTGAGGAGCGTGAGGGCGGAGGCCAGGTCGGTGGCGTTGGGGCTGGTGACGGCCCCTACCTGCACGCCGTTGAGGTCATCGGCAATGTCGCGCAACGCCGTGGCCAGTGACGGCCCACCTGAGTTGGGGCCCAGGCCAGAGCCGCCGGAGGCGAAGTCCTTGGTGATCTTCATGGGGGTGAGTGTCCTTGGGGAAGGGGCCCCCCGGTCAGTAGGTGAAGATCACCAGGCCGTAGGTGGCGCTGGACTGGTCATTGGCGGGGGCCACTTCAGCCCCGGTGGAGATGACGCGGACGCGGAGCTTGTCGTTGGCGTGGTCGTACTCCAAGAGCCGGTCGCCGTTGTCACCCTGGCCAAACACGGCCACGATGTTCTCCTGCCCCTTGAGGGCGGCACGGATCTTGGCGAGCAAGCCGGGGCTGCCGCCGGTGGGGTAGGCGTTGTCGCCCACGACGGTGCAGCGCAGCGCCCGCATGGGGCCAAGAGCGTCGATGCGCTCGACGACGGTGAGGTTTCCAAGAGGCATGGGGGACGTTCCTTAGGAGGGGGTTAGCAAGGTGGGGGGGTCAGTGCGCCGTGTGCGGGGGGCTCAGCTCAGGCCCTGGTTGATACCCTTCACCACGGCATCCTCAACGGCGTACTTCACGTCCATCCGCAGCGACACGACAACCACCAGCACGCCCTCACTGACGAGCTTGTCCGTCTCGATGCGGATGTTCCGCCAGATGCCCACCTGGATGTTCTTGGGGTCCACCAGCAAGGACACAGCCTTGTTGCCGCCAATGCCGGTGTTCTCCGGCATGAGGGGGACGTCGATGACGGGGATGCCGCTGAACGTGATGTCCGCCGAGCCCTCCAAGTACTTGTCACCGATCGCCGTGATGCGGTCGGCCAGGGTGTCGCGGTAGTCGATCTCCGCGTTGCCGCTGGTGAAGTACCGCAGCGCCGCCCGGTTGCGGCGGAACTCCTGGGGCATGGCCTTGAGCATGTCGCGCCAGAGGGCCTTGGTGGTCAGCGCTCCGCCGGCGTCCACCACGTGGCTGGTGGCCTGCTTGAGGATGCCGTCGAACTGGGCCAGGAAGGGGTCGGCGCTGGTGACGTCGCCGTTGATGACCACCTCTTCGGCGTCGCGGCCCACGGCTTCAGCCATGAGCTGCATGATGGTGTTGCGCAGCTCCTCGCGCTCGATGCTGTCCTCCAGCACCTCGTTGGACAGGCGGACCTCGCCCTTGAAGAGCTTGGCGCTCAGCTCCACCTTGGACAGGTCAGGCTTGGCACGGTCGGCGGCGGCCAGAGCCTGGGCTTCTTGGCCCGCCCGGAGCACCCGGCCGTTGAAGCGAATCTTGTCGATCTGCTGGACCGGGGCGCGCATGGGCACCACG